GGTGGGGCCGGGACCACCGACTGACCTTGCTAGTCGAGCTTCTTGATCGAGAAGTACTTCGACGTGCCCGAGGGCCGGGAGTCGTCCTTGAGGACGGACCCTTCCAGCACGAACTGACCGAACGTGTCGGACAGCAGTGCCAGTTCCTTGAGCGGGTCATTCGCAAACCGGAAGATGTCCACGATGACCGGCGAGTTCTCCTCCACAGTGTTTAATCCTTCGAAACGCAGCCACGAGTCGTTCATCGGCTCGGTCAAGCTGTCCACGATGAACTGGCTCGCGTAGGTGTAGGCGAACGACAACTCGCTGCCATCCGCCGCGATGGCCGGGGGCACGTAGGCACTGTAAGCCGCGTTCGGAGCCACACCATCGTTGAGCATGATGGAGCCCGCCTGTTCGTTCAGCTTGTAGTCCCACGCCGCCACACCGTCGGTGTAGGGCACCAACGTGACAGAGCCCTGCTTGACGACGACGGCACTGACCTTGATGTACTTGAGGCCCGACACCAGTCCGGGATACGCCCAGACCAACTCCGCCGTCACCGAACCCCCGGCAATGATGGCGTTCGCCCCGCGCAGGGCTTTGGCCACGTTCTCGGCGATCCAGTTCTCCATCGTGATCGTGACGGAGACTTTCGTTTCGGTCTGCAGGCGGGCGTCGGTCGCACGCTGTCCGTCCTGCGAGCCCTTGTGTTCGACTACCGTCGTGCCGACGGTAATCCTCATGTCAGGGACGTTGCCAACCGGTCGGAGTCCCAACGGTTCGCCCGTGATGGGATCCTTCCGGCCGATCATCACGACCCCTTGGCCGCTGAAGTAATGATTCGCCGCGTCATGCGTGAAAGTGGGCATTGCTCGCTACTCCTCTTGTGGGCCTGACGTGGCTTACTTCTGTTTGTCGAACCAGAGCACGAGCAGCTTCTTGGCCGCCGTGTCGGTCGTGATCTTGATGCCGGTCGCAGCGGTGCCACCGGTCAGGGTGGCGGCGGACCGCACGATGTGCCCGTTGCTCAGGGCGGTATCGAGCGTGATGGCGTTGCCTGCCGTGCCGGAGACCCGTGACTTGACGGTCACGAGATTCGCGGCCACCGACGTCTGGAGCTTGCTGTCGCCCGAGGCAATCGCCTTGGACAACGCCAAGGCCGCATCGTTGGCCACGGCGGGGTTGGCAATCGGCACGACGCCGGGGCCATAGTTCTGACTCGGATTGATCGGCAGGACCTTGAACGTGTAGGTCTTGCCGTTCACGGCGACCTTGTCGCCATTGACGACACCCGCGAGCACCTGCAAGGTGCCGGTGGCTTGGCCTCCGGTGACGCTGACGTTGGCGGGAGGGATCGTGACCAAATCGGTCATGTTCAACACGGAGACGACCGTGTCTTCGGGCAGGATGTCCGGCAAGGCGATGGCGGTATTCGCAGCCGCCCCCGTCACCAACGACGCCGTCAGTCCCTGCAGTTCGGCAAGGGCGGCGGGCACGTAGTCGGGAGTCCCCGATCCACCGAACCCAACGCCTTTCACTGGCACCATGCTCATGTGCGTGTCTCCTACCTGTATGCGGGATTCCTCGCAAACCGTGAGGTCTACGAGCGGTTAGCAGCACTCACTCTAAGCGAGGCGGACGTCGTAGTCAACGGCTTTCCCGAGCTTTTTGAAGGGAAGTATTGTTGAGCTACTCCGGTGCAATCAGTTGCAATACGGAAGGTGGGGGAGGGACCTGACTTTCCTCACCAGTCACACCACACTTCAGACAACGGATGGTGCGATTGATGCACCCGCTAGGCTGCATGACTCGTGGAGGACCATACACCGCCAACCCATTGCGTGAGCACGGGCCATCGTAACAGCACAGACCCCGAGGCTCGGTATCAGCTTTGGGAACTATTCGCAGCACCGGCTCGGAACTCCTGCCAATCTTCCGCGAGAATGTCGGTCTGGCTCGCCGTCCACGGCACCAACTGCTGGTCGGCCGTGCTCATGTAGAGATACGGCAGCGTCATCTTGGAGAGATGCGTGGGCTTTTGCAACGAGAGGAACATGCCCTTGCCGTTCCACCCCGGCCGCGTCACGAGCGTGCCCGCCTTGAGCTTTTCCAGCGCCTGACCGAAATTCATAGGGTGTCCTTTAGGGAGCGTACGGCCCGTTGAGCCCGACTTTCTTCGGTGGCAGTTGGACCGGCAAGGACCACCGTTGGACCCAGCATACCATATCAGAACGCAACTCGGCGGGTGCCTCGACCATGAAATGCCAGATGTGTCCCGTCACCGTACTGCGCTCGCCCATGAACTGATCACGCATGGCATCGAGATAGTCGATGGCCCGTGTCTTCTTGGCCTTGCTTTGCTGGATGCCTTCGCCCTGCTCGATGAGCACAAAGGCCACGACGATTTCGGCCGACAATCCCTTGACCGTCGCGCCTTGTTCGGGCTCGGAGCGCATCCCTTCGTAGACGATACCGAGGGCGGGGAAGGACTTGATGGTTCGGGTCTTGTCGAGGAGGTCCGTCTCGTTATAGACGATGACGACCTTGCCCGCGAATACCTGCTCGCTTTGGACGACGGTCTTCAACAAACGGGCCTCGGCTTCCAGCAGAACGTCGTTGAGTTTGCTGCTCATTTGAACGCCTGTCTGATACGCCGCATCACCACGTCCACCATGGCCTGCACGTCTTCGTCACCGAAGCCCAAGAATTGACGCACCGGAAACCGCGCCAACCCGAAATTGTGAGTTTTGCCGTAGAAAACGTTCGTGCCAATAGCCCGGACGTTGAAGCCCATGGCATACAACTGAAGACTCCGAAACAGGCGGCCCGTATCGAACAACGTCCCGCCGCCTCGTCCGGACTTAGCACGACGGATGGCCGCTTGACTGGGGGGCCACTTGTTGCCGTCCGGATCCAGTTGCATCAAAAACCGAGTGCGTTGACGATTGAATAGGACCGCCGCCCCTTCATCCAAGATCCGCTCGGTGTCGAGCGCCTTGACCAGCCCTTCCAGTCGTTTGGTCAGGTCGGGCTGACCCTGCACCGTAATCTGCAGGTCCATGGCTAGACAGGGCGGAAGCTGAACCCTTTGGTCCGAATGAACGGCTGCAGGAGCAGATTGGCGTGGTCCGTCAGCATCTTGTACTGCTGCTCGGCCTCTTTACTGCGGTTGGACGTCTGCGAAGCCGACAAAACAATGGGCACCATGGCGAGGATGGCCTCATACACCGCATCCGGCAGCGGTTCCATGGGCACGTACGATTTCTTCCAATAGGCCGTGTCAGTCGGCAGCTTCCCCGCAACAGGCGGCGTCTCCTGCGCGATCATCTCGTAGACGGCAGCGGAGTACACGACCTTGTCGCCAACCGCATAGATCGTGGCCGGGTCGTAATCTGGAATGCCGTCCACGGGCCACGGACGCGACCCGTCTTCAAACCCCGTCACCGCCTGCACCCGGATGTAGGCGTCGGCATACATCCCCGCGTCCAACAGGATGTAGCCACGCGGATGAATGACCGTCTGCAGGCTCGCATCAATGTCGGTGTAGTCGCCGAAGCGTCCCGTCGAAAACCCGACCACTAGCGGCTCATCCTCACGAATGAATCCACTGCGTAGCTCCACCCGGTAGACCCCCCCGGGTGACATGCCAGAAAACGACTGTGAATCGAGAAAGAAGATGTCGTCCTGCACCGTGCGAACCAACCGGCCCCCGACGATGCGTTCAACATGCAACTGCGCCCCGATGATGCCGGACGTGACCAACTCCAACGTCCCCGACAGGTTGACGTCGAGTTGCATCCGAGTGATGACCTCGGACGGATCCACGAACAACGGCATCTTCAGGGGCAGCGGCATGGCTAGACCGTGACGTCCTCCGGGCTGGTCTCCGGTTTGTTGAGGATGTCGGCAATTTCTTCGTCGGTGCCGACGTCGATGCGCTTGGCTGGGTCGTCCGGCACGAGCCCGCTGATCGGCTCGCCGATGCGCTCGATAGAGATGGCCGTCGCGTCCACGACCGTCGAGGTCGCCGTCTGCTTCTTCGGGGTGGGCTTGCGCCACTGTTTCCAGATGGGTCGGCCCAAATCCATCTCGGTCAGCAACTGCAGGGCATCGGCTCGCTTGAACCGGTAGACCTGCCCGCCGATGTAGGTGTTCTTCTTGCGGGTGTAGCGGGTATACAGCGCCAATTCCAACAACATCGCGTCGTCGGATGGCGGCGTCATCGGTTTGTTGTCTGGTGTCTTCAAAGCCATAAAGCATCACTCCTTGAAGGCCCCACACTACCACAGGTGCAGTTGATTGCAAAAACAAAAGGGCTTCACGAGGAAGCCCCTTTGTCTGTGCGATGTTCCGCCGAGAACTAGGACGTGCTGTCCTTGCCCCAGTCGATGTTCTGCGGGATGGGCTCGGTGCCGTCCGGGATGTTGGCCTTCTCGGCGAACACCGGCTTGGTCCAGCCCTGCTGCATCAGGAGGCCGCCGTGCTTCTCCCACTGGAGCGGCGTCACCATCAGCTTCTCACCGTTCACGTCCGTCATGACGTAGGCGTTCTTGCCCTTGCCCCAGACCGGGCTGTCTTCGCCCTCGTCGGAGGGGTTGGCGTCCTTGACGCGCTTGCCCTTCTGCGGGCCGCTCTCCTTCTCGGCGTCCTCGGCTCGCTTCACCGTCTTGGCGTGACCGGGACCCGGTTCCTGCTTCTGGTTGATCGGGTCGTCGGGCGCGACGTTGGCGTCGGTCGGCGGGTCGGTGATGTTCTTCTGCGCGTCCTTGATGTCCTGACGCGCCTGCTGAGCATCAGCGGGGTCCTTCTGCACGGGCTCGCCCGGCTTCTGACCATGAGCGGGAGACGGCGGCGTGGGCTGGCCCGGCTTCACGACGGGCGGGGCGTTGCCCGGTCCACCCGGCTTCCAACCCGGTGCGCCCGGTTTGTCGGCAGGGAGTTGCGACGGCTTCGGCGGCTCGGGCTTATCGCCCGGCTTCTGAGGTGTGGTCATGGGAATCTCCTTATGAGCAACCGCTTACCCTAAAACGCAAAGTGGGAAGTCTCCAGTTGCCCGGAGACTCCCCACTGCAACGCTCGTGCCTAGCGGCTGCCGGTGATCCCGGCGTACTTGACCACCGCGTTCACTTCCTCAATCTGGAAGTCCACGCGAGCGGTGAGCACGATGATGAACACCCGCGCCCGGATGTCCTTGTCGTACTCGATCATGATGTTCCGCTGGATGCCGAAGATCAGGTTCAGCGGGTCGGTGAACAGCCCCGCCTCGCCGGGCATCAGCGCCGTCGGCATGATCTTGCTGCCGTAGACGTAGACGGGCATCAGGCCCTGCACCTGAGCATCGCCCAGCGCCGTCTGCCGGTTGCCGTACTGGTCGCGGATTTCCGTCTCGTTGTCCACGGAGACGTAGTGCCCCATCGCGCTGCGGTTCCGCAGATAGCGGGTGGGCATGGTCTTGAGCGCCTGCTTGACGGCGTCCTTGTCGAAGGGGCCATCGACGTCCACGACGTTGGCGGTCGCCTGCTTCAGGAAACCGTCCTGCAGCGCGAGATACGGATCGCCGACGTTGGTCGTGTCGCCCTGAATGGCGAGTTCTTCCAGATCGAGCGCAGCGCGTTCGGCCATCAGGTCCACGATGGTCTGATGCAGACCACCGGCACCGGACTGCATCGGAACGGCGATGTTGCCCTTCTCGATGTTGTCCTCGATGACGTCGTACGGGATGTGGACTTCGGCGATGACTTCCTTCGTCTCCAGCAAGACCTGTCCGAGGTCCGGCTTAGCGCGGAGGTTGTCCGCCAGCGGCACGGCCGACACCGCCGGATGCAGAATACGCGCCCCGAAGCCGATCTTGTTGATCTTCATCTGGGGAGCGCCCATCGCCACCGTGCGAATGGAGGCGAGCAGCGTCGGCTGGTCGATCAGGGTCCGGATGAAGCGGTCGGTCTGCTCCGGATTCAGCTTGCCAGCGGTTTCCAGATCGCTCAGCGCGAGGTCCGCTTTTTGAATGATTTCTTCGTTACGCATGGGATCTCCTGTGATGCGGCCTAAATAGCTGAACGAGTCCTACAGACGACGGCGCTTGAGAAACGCCGTATCGAAATTGCCGGTGCGCGGATCGTCGTCGGCCTTCCGCTGCGTCTGACGGCCCGAGGGGCGATCCTCGGTCGTGGTCGGCGTGGCGACCGTCGTCTTGAGCTTGGCATCCAGAGTTTCAGCTTTCTGGACGACCTCGTCAAGAGTTTTCTTCTGCTTGGCCTGCTCGGTCGCCACGGTATCGACCTTGGCCGCCACGCCCTTGATCGAGTCTCGCGTCTCCCGGCGAAGACCAGCGATGGCTTCCAGAATGGAAGCCGTCTCACCTTTCAGCGCGGGCGCGGGATCCGGCTTGTCCTCGACCTTGACCGGGTCCGGGGTCTTCTTCTCGACCTTGTCATCTTCGGTCTTTTCGACCTTCTTCTCGGTCGTCTCGGTCGTCTCGTCGTC